ACCGACGCAGTCGTAATTTGCGGGGCCGCGGCCGCCGTCGACGAAGGGCTTGCCGATCAGATCAGAGAAGAGGGCGGGCGACAGCGCGGGCGGCTTCCGGATGGGCAGCGCGCTCCGCTTCTTCGCTGGGACAGGTGCGAAGCCCGTTTGGGCGAGGGTTGGCACCCGTCTAAGTACCGCGTTTCAGGGGATTCGGTCAAAGAACCAGAGTTGCAGCCGCTTCCACCAGCGAGGCCAAGCGGCGCAAGGGCCTTGGTGTCCTCGGACACGCGCGCAATACCAACCCTTCGGGGCCCGCGTGCAATCCCAATTAATCCCCATCACACCACCCCCGCGGCCTGTGCGCCGTTTGTATCGATCCCCGGGAACCCGCCGAATCTCAGTTGATTGTTGTGGGCCTCGCAACCCGTCGTGCCGTCGAGCGTCCGGCTACAGGTCGGAAGCGCGCCCGTATAGCCGCATTGGAGAGACTTGTACTTCCAGATGCAGAAGTTGGGCCAGTACATGAGCAGCGGGAACAGACGGCGCATCGGAGAACTCGCACCCAGCTTCAGGTGAACCAGCTTCGCATCCGAGGTGCTGCCCAGGATCGTGAATTGCAGCGTCAGGTCCGGTTCACCGTCCGGGTTTGCGGTGTTCACGACGTAGAGGTATAGGTTGGCACCGACCACGCCGGCGTACTGCTCAATCAGCCTCTGCAGCACCCGCATGACATTGGAGGCCTGAATCTCCAGTTGCGGCACGCTTCCGTTGGAGCTGATGTTGAACTCGCCCATTTCGAAGTTGAAGGGCTCGTAGACGCATGGACCATTGCCGTCATTGGCGTCGAAGGTGATCGGATCGAGATTGCGCGCCAGCCTGACGTGTTGCTGGGTCACGCCGGGATCGCTGGCGGAATTCCCAGGCCACTCGACATCCATGAGCAGGATCCACGGATCACCGCTCGCCAGGTTGTGGCGTTCGATATTGGCGACGACAGAGAGCAGCGAGAGCGGCGGCCGGACCGTGCTCACATTTCCCTCACTTGAAACTGGCAGTTCCAGCGATAGCCCGCGGCGTTGCCTTTATCGTCGGCGCCGATCCAGCCGGCGTCGGAGTACTTCGGCAGGGCGGCGAAGCGCACGGTCAGGGTTTGGGGATTGTCGAGGTTGCGCGGATCGAGCAGCGTGAACGGTTGGCCGCCGTAGGCTGCACCCGCCGCGGAGCAATCCTGATAGAAGCTGTCCAGCGCGTCCTTGTCCGAGGCACTCAGGAGATCGATCGACACCTGGAAGGTTCGCCGGTTGCGCGTGAAGCGCGGCCGAGTCTCCTCCATGCCGTTCTCCATGGGGGAGCGCAACGTGGGATCGACCGGATCTTCGGTCTGGCGCAATGCAAAGGCGCGGGTCAGCTCCGGAAAGGACGGGGTAGGCACTCGAATCAGTACCCCACTTCAGCGGATTCGGTCAATTGACCGGCTGCGTTGCGAGGATGGCGTAGAGCCTCGACTGCGAGGCCTCGATTGCGGAGCGCGTGTCCGCCAGAAACTTCGCCCTCTCCGCAACGACCTGCAGGGAACGCTCACTGCGAACAATCGCAGCGCGGACCTTCTCCAGGGTTGCGCGGGACAGCTGAGGGGCAGGCATCAGGGAATCGCCGCCACATACACGTTGGATGGCACGCTTTCCACTCCAAACGCATCCACGCTGGTCACCTCGTAGCTATAGCTACGCCCTGACATCACGGTGGCATCGGTGAAAGTGGTCGGCACGTTGATCGAGGCATTCAGCAGCTGATACGAACCGGCGGCCGGCGCGCGGTAGACGTTGTAACCCACGACCGGATCGGTTGAGACGGCAGGAGCATCCCACGTAAGTCCCACCTCATAGGACGGGCCGAGGGGTACGCCGGTACCGCTCATCGTGAGCACCGCACCGCCAACCGTGAACGTTGCAGAGAACGAGCCCGACGCGGTCGGCGCGAAGATCACCAGCACGCTCTTTGACGCACCCGCGGCAAGCGTAAACGGGAGTACATTGACCGGCCATGTCTCCGAAGTTACAAACTGATCGCTGCCAGTGGCGGCGACCGCCGAAACTGTCACCGCGGTTGTCCCAGGATTCGTGAACGTCACCGACCGCGCTTCGATGTTGGTGTCAAGGACGGAGCCAAAGGCCACGCTGGACGGCGTGACCGCGAGTACGCTCGACTTGGCGGCGGCCACTGGAACAGCTGGGTCCGGCACTGGCCGAGGCGCCGTACCGAACTTGCCGACGCAGCCGATAGGGGCGCAGCAAATCAGGGCGAGCAGCAACAGACTGCCGTAGAGCGCCAACCCGACGGAGAGGATCCCGCGCTTCATCGCGTCTTCAGACTGGCGGGAAGATCGCGTTCGCGGTTATCGGGAGGCGGGTCTTGCCAATAGCGTGGCTCGATCGGAGCCCCCGGTGACCTCAGGATGATCAACGGATGCTCCCGAAGGCGGCGGCAGACCCAACATGGGTGCTCGGGATTGTGTTTGCAGCCGTTCACCGGCGCACCACCTTTGCCGGCTGTTTCAGTTCTGGCGACTGCAAAAGACCAAACGATACGACCGCAGCAAGGCCGGCCGCGCGACCGAGGCCGAGGCGACTGAGCAGTGATGCATAGTCGTTCAGGAGCAGCGCCGACTCCACAAGCTGATCCGCGCTGACCTTGCGGTAGCCCTGTCTTGAAATGTTGAGTTCCACCTTCACCCCCCATGGCCGCGCGCAAGGTGCCCCCAATTGCCGATTTCGGTCAAATCGGGGGATGATGGCGTATGCCAGTGCTCTCCGCCAAGGTCGACATCGACGGTCCTCTGCGCGCCTTCGCGGACCTGCGTCAGAACCAGATCCCGTTCACCATCGCCCGGGCGCTCACCATGACCGCCATCGACGCGCGGAATCAGACGCGCACTCTCGAGGAGCGGGTCTTCAAACTGCGGAACGACTGGACCAGAAGCCGCACCCTGACCCGGATGGCGACCAAGCAGGATCTAACCGCCGCCGTCTACACCGACACCGCCAACCGCCGCACCGGGGCCCCCGACTACCTGCCGAGGCAGGAGGACAGCGGGACAAAGACACCCTCCGGCCGGGTGGTCGTCGATGGCAGCGCTTACATTGGCGTTCCGACCCGATATCTGACGGCGCTCGTCGGCCAGATCATCCCGGGCTGGGCCAGGCCGCAACAGCTTCTGCAGAACATCAAGAGCCGCGGGAGTCGCCGGCGCGGTGGGCCCGAGGGCCCGACCGTGCGAGGGTTTGTCACCATGGGGCATGTCTTCTTCGCGGCGACCCTGAAGAGCGGAAACAAGGTGATCATGGCGCGCGCGCTGGGTTCCCGCGATGCGATGCCGATGTATATGCTCATCCGCTCCGCCCACATCCCGGCTATCTTCCCAGCTTTCGAGGAGGTTCAGCGGACCGCCCAGGCCAACTTCCCGAGTAACTTCAGTAAGGCCGCCACCGAGACGATCGCGAATGACCTGTTGCGGGGGAGCGGAGTCCGGGTTAAGCTCTGAGCGATAGAATGAGGCACTATCCCTCACAAGTGGGATATTGACTTTGTGGCCACAAGCGGTACACTGATCGCGTTTCGGAGGGGTTATGCAGAAACGATTGGTCGCGGCTAGTTTGCTCGTCTTATCTAGCTATTGGGCTGAGGCTCAGCATTTTTCAGAATGGGCCAATCGGGACGATGCGCGGGCGCTTATATACGCGTGCGGACTACCGAGTTCTGATTTGCTAGAAACTGTAAACCAGGGAACAGTCTCGAACCCCGTCTACTATTGGCAAAGAAAGCTTATATATGCCAACAGACACGTAGAAGTGTGGTTTCTCGGCCCTAACAAGTCCGGACCAATTTGGGATTATACGTCGGCCTTCAGGACGGAAGGCGATGACACTCTGGGTCCAGCGCAGATTAAGCGCTATCTTCCATGTGGAGCGACCACGCTTGCAATGCGAGATGCTTCCATCTCTGTGCCAGCCTCCCAAAGGGTTCGCATAGCGGATACGGAAGCATCCACGGCGGCATATGCCACGCCGGGTTCAGCCCCGAATGGGGAAGCTGTGGGCACCCTAATCATCTTCTTTTTTTGCCTATTGGTTTATTTTGTTCCGGTTGCAGTGGCGACCCACCGAAAGTGCAAGGCGAGTGGAGGAGTGTTTGTTCTCAACTTATTTCTAGGGTGGACCATAATTGGTTGGGTGGTGGCTCTTGCGTGGGCGGCCGGTGGCGAAGTCAACACGCCTCAACCAGTTCGAAGCGCCTGACTCATCGGTCCGCCGCCCTGCATGTCTTCGATCACCGTCTGGATGACAAACTGCTTCGCCTGAGCGTCATAACTGACCTGCGGCGCTTTCATCGTTACCGGCGAACTGCTGTTGTTCACGTTGTTAATCGTGACATTTGGCGCCCCGCCGCCACCGGCGATTGAGTTCAGCAGATCATTCGGGAGGATGGTCCCGGGCCCCTTCGGCATGAAGAGTTCCGGCCCCGCTTCGCCGACCATCGACAGGCCGTCAGGTTCTCCACCATCGGAAAAGCCTGGAATGGTTTCCGTTAGGTCGGGCGACTGTGTTTGCAGTCCAGCCGTCGAAGCGTTCAACGACTGCAGCCATCCAGGATTCTGAGCGGCAAGCGAATTCAGCCCGAAAATCTGTTGCAGCATTGGACCAATGAATTCGTGCTCGATGATTGCATCGGCGTAGCGATCCAGGTCCTGAATCATGTTATCGACCAGACGTTGCAGCGGATGTTTGCCGCTCAGGTCTTCGATTCCATGAAGAAAGTCCTGCGTTTCCGACGTGGCCATATCATAGCCTTGAGTTTTCAGGTACTTCGCATCCTCGTTATCTCCAGATCCACCAGTGGCATGGCGTTTCGTGCTGGCGAGGATTGCCGCAGACTGTTGTATGGATTTCGATTGAGCCTCAGCAGCGTCGGACTCGTTCTTCGCATACTCGGCGCTCAACCTCTGCAATTCTGTTTCAAGCTGAACTTGCTGTTCTTTCAATTGAATCTGTTTCGGGCTGTCGGCTGGAAGTTGCCGCTGTTGCGCATCCAACTCGGCCGCCTGACGACCGATCGCTGCGGCCTCGGCATCCAGGGCATCCTGTTGGATCGAGAGTCGCCGATTATAGAATTCGCGGTCGCTCAAAAGCCCTTCCTCGTGTTGG